TGTTGCACTTCCGCTGTGCTATAGTTTGGTAAGTATGTCCTGCAACTGAAGCAGAACCCAGAGCCATTGTCGTTAACTGAAACTGGGTCACTGCCTCCACAAGCGGGACAAGGTAGCTTGTGTTTAACAAAAGGCATACGCCTTACTCCTCGTTGGTTTCCTCGTTAGGGTTTTCGATAATTGCATCATCCACTAGATGCTCGTCCATGCTACCAGTTAGAGTCATAATAGATGCGCGGGATAGTGTCACGTTCAACTCTGCTTCACGTAGCTTACCTTGTGCGTTTACTAAGACTCCAAATACTGACTGTCCTTTGGATGATAACCGACCTACGTCATATGTAACATCGTCTTTGACGTAGGTGTACTGCGGTGTGGCACTCACAATTCATCCTCCATTTCGTCTGCTTCTGATTCAAACTCAGAGCCATCGGGACTTCCAACTTCAACAAGGTCTAGAACTTGCATAGCTTGGAAGTCCAAGCCCTTAAAAGAACCAAACTTATTGGTGGTTTCCCACTCATTGTACTGCACCTTAACTACAGAACCATTCCCTACTTTAGCATCTAGGGGGTTCTTGTACTGATCAACAAGTCTAGGTGCGGCTCGTACTGCGCCATCCTTTCCTTCTACTTTGCGCTTAATTACAATGGATGGGCCTTCGTCCATCTGCTTGATGTTATACCCACGCGCTTTAAAATCTTCAGCGGTGGCCTCATCTACAACTAAGTTTACGGAGTACGTAGGTTCAAAGGTCGTGTTCGGTGTAGTGACTGATGCCCAGTACGCTGTGCCTTGAAGTATAGCCATGTTATTTTCCTCTTGTGGTGGTTAAAATTAAGGAGCAGAGTATACCACACTCTTCACCCCTTGTCAATATATTTATACAGCTATCGTGAATGGAAGACTACAAGCAGTCACATTATTTACAGGAGTTATGGAGTCATTGAGATACCGACTAACCGCCTTATTTAATTTCTTTGTGACTTTTGGAGTGAAGGAAACATTAGCAACTGTTCCGTCCTGTATATCAAAAGAAACAGTAAACTTAACTGCCTTGTTAAAAGATAACCTGCTGATGTACCTCCCAAAGTTAACTCCTCTGTCAGGCTTAGGGCAGAAGTATACTACAGGCTCAGGCTCAGAAGCAACCACAACTACAGGCGTAGGTTCCGCAACTACAGGCGTAGGTTCCGCAACTACAACTACAGGCTCAGGTTCGACAACTACAACAGGTTCTGTAATAACCTCCGCTATAGGTTGTGGTACAATAGGTGCAGTCGTAGCTAATTCTTTAATCGCTAGTAGTTCTCCAGCCTGTTCGTCTTGCCCTTCCTTAATATAGTTTATATAGTCTAAGAGTTTAGAATCCGCGACCGTCAACGCGGTTAGAATATCATCTTGTTTTGCTATGTCTTCCATAGCAATTCTGATACCCGCTTTGTTGTAAGTTAGTGAAGTATTAATCTTGCCATAAGTTTCAACCAACTCATTTATATTCTCAACTGATCTTACATGGTTGTGATTTAATTTAGCTAACTGACCCTCTAACTTTTTAATTTTTCCGGTGCTATCAAAAAGCGAGTAGCCTGACATAGCTAAAGCTCCTGTAACTGCAAGTCCTGTCAATACATTTTTAATCTTCATCTAGACTCTCCCTTTTTAAATCGTCAATCATTAGTTCAGAAATATAAATAAGTTTAATTAAATATACGCAAGCGACTATAGCCACCGCTGTTAATATAAAATCCATAGTGCTTATCCTTTTAAAACTACAATAACATTTATGAGTGTAAGCAAGGCCGCCAATATTACAGCAGTCCTTACAGTTTTAATAAACCTTGTTTCAAATTTACTTTTCAACTCTTCCTTTTCCTTCTTGACCCACATTGCTACTTTCCGAGGAATGTTGAAGAGACTTTCTTTTACCGTACTTTTGTCCATTTATTTTCTCCTGTTTAAATATCCTGTCAAAATTACTGTCGTATTGTTTCTTGTTTACTTTTCGTTGACGATCTCCTTTGCCGCCATGCGTTGCATCACTCATCCGTATGCCACACCTTGCCGAATGTTACTATCATAAAGGGCGCAAGAAACACAACTCCCTCAAACGATGCAGCACTTATTAAACCTGTCAGTGTGTTGCTAATCCACACTGGCTTACTGTCTGCAAATTCTAAGTCGATACCTACACCGTTGCGTAGATTAAAACTCAAGTAGTACTCTCCAAAATTAGCCGTCATGATCTATGCTCCTTGTACATATGGTTTAATATATTGTCCTACAGTTAAATCAGAAGAAGTTATATGCTGTATAACTGTCTCCCATTCCTGCGGATAAAAGCGTTTACTTTCACCGCAAACTAAATCTAAAACAGCGTTCTCTAGTTCGGTATCGTTGCGCTCAAAAATGTACCGCACCTTGAGATGTGCCTTAGCGTTTAAATTAAATGGGGCACTAGATAGTTTCATCGCTGTCCTCCACATTCCACGCCACTAACTTGGCTTGGATTAAATCCTCCGGTGTATTCTCAAACCCGAACGCTTCTTCAATACCTATAACGCACCAGTCGCCAGAGTCGTAGCTGAGAGCTTCAGCATAATTATCATGGGCAACTATGTCGTCATCGGTCATTTTATCAAGCATTTTCCCTGCCTCTTCAACGGCATCGGCTTCATCGTTTGCTTTGACTGTCATAGTAAACTCAATTGGTTTTGAGGCGAACACTCGAACCTCGTAAAAGTGTTCTCTCCAATCTTCAAATTCATTACTCATAACTCCACCCCATAAACATTAGCCATGAATTCAACTGCTTGAGTACGCATAATCTTTCTTGCATGCTCAGTAAACGGTCTAGAAGTATAGAGACTTTCCAATCCCTGCATATGGAGGTTAGATAGATGCTCCCTTCTTACCTTGTCATATAGCAAGTTCTGAGCATAGGTTCTCTCATCCCCTAAGCGAGACAGAGCGTCAAACTGTGCCGCCACTATTTCTTTTTGAGTCAGCCCTTCAATTTCCATCATAGTTCTCTTCCTCTCGCTCTTCCGGTAATTTTACATAAGTCCAATAATCTAGTGTCCCACCTGAAATAGTCTCCAAAACATTAGGGTATCCACTATTATCATCAGTTGAGCGTAGAATATCTCCAGTTGCACCATCAATAATATAATACTTCATCCCGCCAGCCTCTTATCACAAGTAAATAGCTTTATGTAATTTTCGCCATCACAAGAGCAAACACCTGCCTCATCTTCTACTACACGATAAAGAATGCAATGCACTGCACCCTCTCTGTTTTCATAGCCATCCTCGATACCTTCATCCCAACAATTAACATCAAAGTATTTGTTGTTCACTATTATCTCAGTCCAAATTTCTTCAGCCTCTACTGCTTCAGAGTAAAAGATATCAAAGATTTTCATAGCTTTTTCATTAGCTTCTTTAAGTTCTGCATCAGTAATCCATTCGATTGTCATGACGCTAACCTCAGTACAGGCTCAGACTTGATAGCCTTTCGGATTACTTGCTGACGATCATTCTGGATTGATGCTATGTTACGCTCACTGGATTGTCTAACCGCACCAAAGTGTGTTGACCAATCAGTCATAGCATTATACACAGCCCACCAGTTAGCGCCTAAACGATTTCTGTAGATAGCATCGTACACTCGCCAGATATAATTTAGATTTTCATTGCGTCTTGGTAGACTATTTAAAAGATCAGCAGGTGTAGATAAAGTAAAGCCGCTCTCTAGCTTAACGTCTAAGGCATCAGCAAAGAAATTGAAAGCCTCCATGTCTCTGACCTGAGTACCCTGCCAAGCCTTCCATAGTTCACGCTCATTGTTGAAGACATCTAAAGACTTAACAATTATATTAGCACCATGCTCTATGTCTAAGGACTGGGTGTGCTTAGCCTTGTAGATGGCTACCTCACCGCTGACAAAGACCTGTAGATTTGTACACGCTGACTGCACAGCGGCAACACTAATCATGAACGGCCAAGTACCGTCAAAGGATGAGGTCGATAACAAACTAAGACTAGCTCTATCGCCATCCCCTGTTTCGTATGTATGAGCAGGGAGGTTGTACTGCACAAAACATCTAGCACCATCATGACTAGTTCTTATTTGTTCTGTGAGTCCTACGGTATTTAGATCAGAACGCTCCAAGATATTTCGAGTGTTGTCTATCATCTTCTTGGGTGCTACAGGCTTATACCCACGACCATGAACTCCTAACTCTGCCGCAGTGTCAGTCCTATAGATTATATTTTTAGAACTTTCATAAGCATCTAAATAAATTAAGGGCGCAACCTCTATATCAAAATCAGCGTCGCCATATCCACCATCCCTTAAACCTTGGACGGCACTTGCATTACTAAACATATTATAGACTGTATTCATTTTACTATTTCCTATTTAGATTTTGTAGTTGGATGTTAACATATTTAAATGTCCATGTCAACAACTATATTTTAAACTAATTGCTTGACTTCCGAATCAATCTGTGCTATAATAGACTTTATAGTTTAAAAGATATTTTATTCTCTCTTCATAGAAAACAATAAGAAAGAAAAGAACAATAGCTTTAAAGAGATAGATCCGTTTCAACTTCTAAGGCGTAATCATCTTCATGTACATATGTATTATCTTCTACAGCTACATTAAGCAAACTATAGCTGCATAGACTACATAGTTCTGTACCGCCTTTATGCTCGTCAAACATTACTAAACAACAACCGCATTCGTATTTACCCATGATCTTTTTCCTCGTCTTTAGTTATTAATGTTACTGATACTGGTGTTGTTTCAACAACTTTTATATCATACTTGTGCCAGTGTTGTCTTATGGCAGGGTTGTTAGCAAACTTCTGAGCCTCTTCAGGACTTGATGCCGCAACATCTACATAGTACCCTATCAACTCAGACATTAACACCTTGTATTTATATACTGGTTCCGATGTGTCGATTATGCCTTTCATTGTTAAACCCTCGATGTATAAATTTTACAGCTACTTCTGAATTTTTTCATTGTGTTACCGTTCAAACCTTGGTAATGCACAACCCATACAGATTTAGAGTCACTGCCTTTATGCAGTCCTAGTCCTACAAACCTACACTTTTTGTCATTCTCTCCGCATTGCAACCATTGACCACGCTGTAATTTGATCTGCCCATGCTCAATAGCTAGGGCCGTTGAAGTATCCCACAAGTTCAAAGTTTTTAAGTATAACATTTTATCTCTCCAGTTTGTTTAAAATTAAATTCTAGCAAGTGTCACAGCCCAGTACTTACCTGAACGCGACACTCACTTATCTAATCACGCCACTAAGTCTTGGTATTGTGTCGCGGATTTAGCCTGTAGTATGTATTCGTTTGATGCACAGACTCGCGAACCGTTTGACAGTAAGCAAATGTCATAGGGTTCTATGTCATCCACGCGCAACCATTCCGAATTGCTACCGTAAAAATTGTTTTTCAATTGAATGTAATCACCTATAAATAAAATCATATCACGCCCCTTTAATTTCAAATGATTTTTTCATTTTCAGCCATCCTATCTTTTAAAATATTCCAATTAGATTCATACGAAATTTCCCAGTCATCCCAGTTGCCGTTTTTTATATCTTCGTTTGCCATGATGACAACCATACGATTAATGCTAGGCTCGTGATTAAATGGTAATTGTAGTTGTGACACGGTATCAACCTCCAACAGCTATTATGTCATTAAATTCTAGCAAATTTGCACTAGTCACAAAGAATGAGTTAGATTTTAGATTATCTTGTGCGCGTTCCTTTTTGTTGCTACCTTTGCGCGTCAATGTGCCGACTACGTTATCATCCAAATGGCGCAAGTCTGTGGTATCAAATGATTTCAGACTGTGGTTGATTTTCAACCCATCATCCGCTAAACCTTTAGTATTGTACGCCATAGCGATTCGATGCTTTGACGCTACAGCTTTGCGTAGCGCGGCCTTACTTTGAGTGCTGTACATACTACCCGAAAATGTCAAGTCGTAATTCGATAGTGAATTTTTACGTACCCTGCTCAATATCTTGGTGTAATCATAGAACATAGATTCAGGCCGTTGTGCCATAATCTCGCTAAAATCTATATCACTAGTGCCATTAAGTCTAAACAGTGCAGGGATGCCCGTTTTTAGCGCCTTACGCTCTGCTTTGTCTATCTCTGATAGTAGGGTACTGCTAAAGTCTAAAGGCCGTAATATCATCAATACGGTGCGTTTGGTGGCCGCGTTTTGTCCGGTACTCATTCCCAATTGTCCGCTAGATATTAAGCATGGTTCCTTACATCCTGCCAATTCTGCAAACTTGCATAGCGAGTCGGTAGCTACCTTGTCGGCAGGTTGCAGATACATGATATATGTGTCGTACTTATCCGCGCCCTTCTCTACTTTGAGACTGCTCCCGAAAAACTTAATTGGTTTGTTAAGATAATCTAAATTATCCGCGCACCATTTTTTTGCGTTTGTGTTGATTAGTTTTGTAGCGTTGATTTCAGCTAGTGTTATTGGTTGCATAATCAATCATCCTCAATTAATAAATCTGATTTAAAATCCATTAAGTCGTTATAGATTTTATTTAAATCCATCTCGGCATTTTCAAAAGGCGCTAACATTCTAGAATTGGAGTTCATTAAATTTTCCGCTAGATCGCTTGCCTTCCAAACCATTTCGGCCAGTACTTCAATATCTTTTAAGTATGTCATTACTCAATCCCTCCGCGATTAAAAACAATATACTCCATTAATTCAGTCAATGCAATATTGGCGTTGTCAACATCTTCATCCCTATTAAAACAATGAAAGTGTATTAAATCATCGGTTATATCTTCAACCAAGGATAACAGCCCGAATCCGTCCAACTCTGTTAAATCATGCTTATTATTAGCAGGTTCATAGTGTAAAATCATAGCTCCACCTATTCAAAATAAATTTATTAGTAATAGCTTGCACCTATTACCGATAAACTTACTTCATATTATATATTTTAGAAAATCGATCACCTGTTAACATTCTGGTGGTTTTCCGTGCCCGTCTTTGTTCGGTCGGCACTTAATATAATAAGCTTGTAAACCTTTTTGAGTCCAGTACTCGGTTGCTAAACCTTTCTACCTCTCGATCAGTTCCGGCTATCCGTTTGCCTTGATCTCTGTTTGTTGTCTTGATGGTTCCCATGATACGGCATTGATCTACACGCGCTTATCTAATTGCGACATGTAAATACCTAATAACGACATAAAGGAAATAAACTTCTAATATGTCGCATATAGATAAATCTATGTCGCATTAAGTCTTTATACCTTTATACGTCATACAGGCGCGAATAACATAAACAAAAACAAAGTACAATACTTTATTTTAAATTAATGTGACTGAATAATCGAATTGAGGTCTAGCGGGTTTTATAGACTTTTTAATGGCAGAGTAAAGGCAAGAAAGAAAATAGCTTAGAACGCTTTATATTGAGATTTTAGAATCTTTGAAGGTTGCCTAGCATATAAAAAAGAATGTTGCAAGTTATTAATTTTTATAGTCTTCATAGTTTAAACCTATTAATCTTTAAAGACTCCAAAGCCCCTACAGCATCGTTAACCAGATTGCAAGAAACTTTGAAGACTATAGAGTCCTATAATCTTTGAAGATTTTGTAGACTTTGAAGTGTTTTTGTGGTAGGGCTTTGAGGTTGTAGAGTCTTTAGAGGTGGGGCAGGTCACCATACCCCCTCCCCCCTATATATATACAATCATATACATTTTGGGAAGGTTTAGCATGTATACCAGATAGCGGCGGGGCTTTAAAGACTCTAAAGAAACATAACAAAAAGGGAGGTTTTAACGAAGGAGCGCCACAGGCTATACAACCCTGCGGGCTTAATATCTATTATACTGTGATATTGGAGTTTTGTCAAGGTTTATTTTATATTTATTTATACAAAAAAGTAATAAAAAACTTGACAAATGCTCAGATCGCAGTATAATAGTATACATGACAAACAATAAAGAATTAACAACTAAGCAACAGACATTCTTAGATAGCTTAGTAACCTGTAATGGTGACACAAAGCTTGCCGGAGAAATGGCAGGCTATTCGCCTTCAAGCGTTACTAGCGTTGTTAAAAGCCTAAAGACTGAGATACTTGATCTAGCTACAAATATATTGGCTCAGAGCGCACCTAAAGCCGCTATGAAGCTTGTACACATCATGGATAGTGCAGAACCTATCCCGCAAGCTAACATGCGTATACAGGCCGCACAGACAATCCTAGATAGAGTAGGCTTAGGTAAGACAGATAGGCTAGATGTGACTGTTAATACTAGTGGTGGTTTATTTATACTTCCCGCTAAGAATGAAACAGTAATAGAAGGTAATTATGAGGAGGTCTAGTAGTACTATTCCTTTTGGTTATAAGCTAGACGAGTCTAATAATGAAATGTTAGAGAGCGTCCCTGACCAACTGGAAGCTTTAAATAAGATACTTCCTATGATCAAAGACCGTACAATAAGTCTACGCGAAGGAAGCTTATACCTCGAAAGCATTACAGGCCGTAAGCTCTCGCACATGGGCTTAAAGAAGATAGCAGATAAGCATGCAGAATGATTGGGATGTTAATCCTGATGGCTATCTCAAAGACGAAGAAGGTAATTTCGTACTTAAAGTGGATGGGACACCGCGCAAAAAGGCAGGTAGAGCAAAAGGGTCTAAAGGAAGAGGCTATACTTACCACTCAAAAACTAAAGCGAAGATGGACGCAGAAAAGAAAGTCCGCGAAAAGAAAAAGAAATTAAAGGCGGCCCAAGCTAAAGTTGATGGTTATAAAAAAACAATAAATAAAACCAACAAAACTTTAACTCAACTAGCTAACGATAAAGCTAGTAAGATTATAAGTTCGGAAGATTTAGAAGACCTTCCAAAAGCTTTAGCAACTGAAGCTCAAGAAGATGTTATCTTCAAGGCTAACGAAGGCCCACAGGAAGACTTTCTTGCAGCAGCCGAAACAGACGTTTTGTACGGCGGAGCAGCAGGAGGTGGTAAGTCCTATGCTATGCTTGTAGACCCATTACGTTTTGCCCACAGACCCGCTCACAGGGGTCTAATCATAAGACGCTCGATGCCTGAACTACGAGAGCTTATAGACAAGAGTAGAGAGTTGTACCCGAAAGCATTTCCGGGATGTAAGTACAAGGAAGTAGAGAAGCTTTGGAACTTTCCAAGCGGAGCAAAGATTGAGTTTGGATTCTTGGAGCGTGATGCAGACGTATATCGCTATCAAGGTCAAGCATATAGTTGGATAGGTTTTGATGAGATCACGCATCTTCCTACAGAGTTTGCTTGGAACTATCTAGCTTCACGGTTAAGGACGACCGACAGTTCCATTACGCCTTACATGCGCTGTACGGCGAATCCCGGAGGTTCGGGAGCTACATGGGTAAAGAAGCGTT